GCAGAATCACAATATGCGTATAGATAATTAAGCCTACTTGAAGGAACACTCCAGCTTATATTATGACTAGAAAACCACCCAGTATCCCCCTTTAATATCAATGAGGTTAAACTGGTACAACCATAAGCATAATAAGACATAAAATTATCTCCTACTGTAGTTAATCCTGAGGTGTCTGGTACTGAGAGTGATGTTAAACTGGTACAACCATAAGCATAATAACGCATAAAAGAAGTTCCTACGGTTGTTAGTCCAGAGGTGTCTGGTACTGATAATGAGGTTAAACTACTACAACTACGAGCATAATAAGACATAAAACTGCTTCCTACAGTTGTTAGTCCAGAGGTGTCTGGTACTGATAATGAGGTTAAACTACTACAACTACGAGCATAATAAGACATAAAATAATCTCCTACAGTAGTTAGTCCCGAAGTGTCTGGTGCTGATAAAGAAGTTAATTTATTACATCCATAAGCATAATAAGACATAAAAGAATCTCCTACTGTAGTTAGTCCCGAAGTGTCTGGTACTGATAAAGAAGTTAAACCACTACAGCCATAAGCATAAGAATCCATAAAAGAACTTCCTACAGTAGTTAGTCCCGAAGTATCTGGTACTGACAATGAGGTTAAACTCGTACAAGCATAGGCATAAAAATACATAAAATAATCTCCCACAGTAGTTACAGTACTTCCAGAAGTATCCCAACCTACGGTTACAGAAGCTTTAATATTAGGCAAAACAGCTGTCGTTCCTGAACCAGAACCAGAATTAGGTGTCCTAAACTGATAGGTATTACCTGCTGTTAGAGTGCAGTCTGTACTATTCCACTCGCCAGAAGTTCCTGCCCTCCAAGTAGTGGATTTAACCATTGTCTTTGTTACAGAGGTTGCGTCTGAAGCTACTACTATTGTTGCAATTACTGCATCATATGCTTGTGCCATTCTATTTAAAAAACCAATAAATTAAAATAACCATGAGTTGCCATCTCAACATATACTCTATCAAAAGAGTTGTTATTACTCCTCCTAAAAATATAAGTATCAATTTTAGTTTAGTGTTCATAATGTTATAGGTAGGCACAAGTGGCTCTTATTATAGTATCTCCTCTATCACCACGAAGACTAATAGCATTCACTCCAGTGTTTATAGTCATTATATTTAGGTAGTAAACTGTTTTAGAGGTTAGTAACAAAACCTTTTCCTTAAAAGCAGGGGCTACCAGACCAGACCCAGAAGTAGAGGCTATTCCGACAGTAAGGTTTGTATCACTTTCTGAGTTGTTTCCAGTAGATAGTGTCCCCTTTGCCGTAGCAGCTGCATCTGAATCAAAAGCATAGAGATTATAAAGGGTCTGAACCGACCACAACCCTATTGGTATTGTAATAGAGTTAGAACCTACATTATACCAAACATTCTGAGTTGGATATGTCTGTTCTTGCACGGTGCTATTGGTCGTCTGTATATACCACTTTGTAGGGTTTAATGGAAATCCCTGTGGTGCTTTTTGTGTTGAATAATAAGGATTTGTTATTGCGCTATTTGCCATTAAATGAAGTGCCTTACTATCTGTTGGGTCTATCTCGTGTAGGAATGTAATATAGGTATAACCTGCTTCGTCACCCCCATAAGTTCCCATTTTAGTAATAATTGCATAAATAGTATTGCCCCCATTGGTCATCTTAAACCTCATTCCTTCACTATATTTACTAGTTACATTCGCATTTATTTTGATAACTCCTGTTGGGTCATCTGTTGATACATAAGTCCAAGTTTCTCCTGCAGATATCCAACCATCTAGAGTGCCAGTAAATAGTGGACTTGATAAGGTTTTATTAGTAAGTGTAGTAGTAACCGAATCAAAATAAGATTTAAGTGTTGCTTTTATATTAGACCAAGTTAGTTTCTTTAATACATTACTTGCAGCACTATCTATTAAACCTACCTCATCTGCATCAACTGGGGTTGTTTTAGCTGTTGCTCCGTGAATAGTAGAAGCTATACTGTCAGCACTAACACCCTCTACAAACATTTCCCACTTGCCATTAGTTAAATCGGTAGAGAATGTTCCTGAAGTATGAGCTACTATACAAATATAACCACTCCCGTCATTCTCAACCGTATCGTTTAGGTCATAAGCTGTGCTTGTAGCCCAAGTCCCTTCCCATGTATAAGAAGTACCCGCTGTTCCTGTTGCTCCTGCCACCCCTGTCGCACCAGTCACACCTGTATCCCCTTGTACACCAGCCGCACCAGCATCTCCAGTATCACCTATTACTCCAGTATCTCCCTGAGGTCCAGTATCACCTTGTGTACCTGTTGCTCCCGTAACACCTGTGTCTCCTTTGGCTCCTACTGTTCCCGTATCTCCCTTTGCCCCAGCAGTTCCAGTTGCACCAGTCACACCAGTAGCACCAGTTGTACCTGCACTACCAGTATCTCCCTTTGCACCTGCGGTTCCCGTGGCACCTACCGAACCCGTACTACCAGTTACCCCTGTATCACCTTTAACCCCAGTATCCCCTTTTACACCAGTTGCACCTACCGAGCCAGTCTCACCCTTGGCTACCCAAACATCCCACCATGCAGTATCTGTTGGTAAGTGATTTGTATTAGCATCTTGTTTTGATATATAAGAACTTCCATTGTAAGACACACCATCATTTGTTACATAAGTCGTTACATCACTCCATACTCCCTTCCAATCTATACCAGCACCAGCAACTCCCGAATCTCCCTGTGTACCCGTATCTCCTTTGGTTCCAGTATCTCCTTTAGGACCTGCTACTGTAGAGTCTGCTCCAGTATCCCCATGAGTTCCTGTTGCACCCGTACTACCAGTGTCTCCTTTATCTCCTTTAGCACCTGTAGAACCAGTATCACCCTTAGTACCCGTAGCTCCTGCACTACCCGTAGCTCCTGCTACACCACTTGCTCCTACTCCAGTATCTCCTTGTACTCCTGTGTCACCCTGTGGTCCAGCTACAATTGAATCAGCTCCAGTGTCACCTGTAATACCAGTGTCGCCTTGTACCCCTGTGTCCCCCTGAACACCAGTTGTGCCTTGAATACCTGTAGCACCTGTTATGCCCGTGTCTCCTTGAATGCCAGTGTCACCTTGTACACCTGTGTCTCCTTGTACACCTGTATCCCCCTGAATCCCAGTTGATCCTATGAATTGATTGACTACAGCCTTTTTAGTTGTTCCATAACTTGATGCTGTCGTATCGCTTACATCTACTACTGCTAACCAATCATTTGCCTTGTCTACTGTTGCTAAGGTCGTTAGCTCGGTTATTGTCTTGTTACCTGCCATGTTATATGTCGCTTATTTTAGTCCAAATACTTGATACATCTGCTGTATCAGTCCATATCTCTACATCCTCGCCATGACTATAAACTATGTAATCAATTCTAGCCTCCGTCATTAAATCCTCTCTTAATCCTTCTGTGCAAAGTCGTATTAACCCTCCAAAGAAGCCCCAGTTAGTATCCTTATCAGCCACTTCACTATAACTCGTACTAACGTCTCCCGTCTCTGTCCAACTTGTAGCAATATCTGAGGTCTCCGTCCAGTTTGTCATTATAGCCCTCCATAATTGTCTACCATAGCAATAGTTCCATTACTGTCTACATTCCTCTCAATGATATTGTTCTCCATCTCTTGTAGACCTAAATTGAACTGTGCCATAAAGTTATTACCCTCATTGTGAAGTCCAAGAGTATAACTACCCTTAGCAGCCGCATAAAGAGGTAACAAACTATCATAATCTAATGGTAAACTTGATGTGTCGTCATTCCCACTCATATCAGCAACGTTCTCTATGTAATACATATAAAGCCCATTGGTAACATTGGTAGTTGGTGTAGGTCTTAGTTCAAACATATTCCCTATTATTGTGTACTTAGGATTAGCAGTAGTAAACACATCTATATTGGGGTCTCCTATCTCACTTAGGTCTATCTGGTCTACCTTAACTCTATCTGCTGCACTCTCGTAACCTACTTCTAGTCTTACAAACTTCCTAAAATCTGTTGGAAGAGAATACAGGGCTTGGTCTGCTACCAAGTCTGCCTTGGCAATTCTCACATTATAGCTCTGCCCTAATACTAAGAGCCTGTTTAAAACAAGGTCTCTTGCTGTGTTTAAATCTCTTTGTACTTGTGTAGTGGTAACAGTGCTTGTCGCACTTACTGTCATATTGAGTAAATCTCCTACCTCTGTTTGCATTTGCGAGAATGTCATGGTCATTCCTTCTTAATTAAATACATCCTCGTTAGTATCTATATATATAATTATACCATGCTTATAAAATCTCTAACTGTTTGTCAGGTAACAGTAAACTCTTATACAACTTAACAACTTCCCCAGCCTCATCATTAATATCTCTGTTCCTTTTAACCCACTTGTAAGCCCTGTCAGAGAGTCTATTGCACTTCTTTTTACCACTTTTAATATCTAGTATCATCTCTCTAAACTTAGCCTCAAACTCTTCTGGTGTCTTATAAGCCCAACAGTTCTCATCATCTTTGGCTACTCTTGAGTATGGAAGCATATCCTTAACCACCATAGGAACTTTAAGTGCTGCAAACTCACTAAACTTTATCTCACTCTTAAACTCATTAAACGCCTTGCTCTCTAGTGGAATAATAGCACCATCTAGTCCTGCTGTTTTTAAAGCTAAAGAATACCCCTTAAACGGATACCAAGGCGCTCTAATAATTCTATCAGCAAACTCTTTAAACTGATTCTTGTAGTAACTCCCCTGAACATATAACTTAACCTCTGGAAACTCGTTCATAACCTTAGTCATTGGCTCTTTAATCTCTTGCCAGTCCCCTAAATGGCTTACTCCACCATGCCACCCTATTCTGATCTCTCCATCCTTCTTGTCTTTTGGTTTAAACTCTCCTTCTGGGTACAAACTAAAGTTAATACAGTTATGAGTTATCCCCCCTTGTACTTCTTTACTTCCAAACTGTAGATAATACTCTAGCAGATTCTCAACAGGGGCTGTTATCATATCAGCCACAGCTAATATATAAAGCAAGTTCATTTGACCAGAGATATTCTTGTATCTATTAAATCCGTCAGTCATTCCAGTAACCCATATAGGTCTTGCTTGTCCATTAACTAAAGCCCAAGCGTCTTGAGTACCAAACTCTTTATAATGCTCACTTGTAGGTAGAACCTCCATGGTATTATCGTCATGGTCAAATACCACTGGTTTGTGAGGGTCAATATCTTCTTTTATCAGCTTAAAATACTGGTAATCTCCTAGTCTCCCTACCACTACATCAGCCTCTTTAATCATCTCAACCTGCTCATTGGCGTCTTCTTTACCATTCATAAGGTAGCTTTTAACATCATCCCTAAACTTAAACGCCTCATCAAACTGTCTTATTCTCATCCAGCCACAGCCACCGTCATCTACAGGTAAAAATAGCACTTGCAAGGGTCTTTTACCCTTAATCTTGGAGTTACTCATTGAGTTTATCCTCGTTTTAATTTATATACGATTAGATTCCTTCTGGTTTTACTGTTAAACAGTATTGACCAAGCTCATCTTTAACAAAGGCTTCCTTAAACTTCTCTTTATTAGTAAAAACATCATCTCCCCATATCTGTCGTGCTACATAAGCCATCTCTCTAGGTATTGCAGCTATTAAACGCATGGTTCTACCCTTAGAGTATCCGTCATTCTCGGTTCTCATACGTGCATTTGCTTGGAATGTACCCTCAAAGCCCTCTTTTAACCCCTTGTTCATAGCCTTTTTGCGACTATCTTCTACCTTCATACCTATTGCCATAGCCAATATCTTCTCCTGCTCTCTGTTTTTAGGTCTAACAGTCTTTAGGATGTTAATAACCTCCTCCTTAGACTTACTACTTTGTAATGGTTTGCCGTCTGCATCTATTAATTCCATAGTTAATTATAACACAAAGAGGGCTTTCGCCCTCCTGTGCATCCTCTAAAAGACTTAATGTTATGATGCCAATCCTGTCATCTTACCATTCATCTTCTCTGCTCTTGCCTCAAGAGTCAATTCGCCATGAACAACTCCGTTCTTTGCGTCAGCTGTCTCTGGAGTATCTATCTTGCTTACTGGTCTTAGTTGAGCAACAGCCCACATATCTTTTTGTAAGACTGCGAGTTCTGTTGCAGCAATCTGACTATCACCTTCTACTGCTAATTGACCAAATGGACTCTGGTAAACCAATACGTTTGATGTCATTGTTGTGTTGCCATCATTGTATGTTCTATCTGCACTCATTAAAGCAGCTAACTTCCTTACTTGTGTGTAAGATGCTAGTAACCAATCTGGTCTTCCACCGTTGGAGTAACAGTTCTGAATCAATGTGTTTAATTCAGCCTCTGTTAATGCTCTTCCAGTTCCTGTTCCTGTAGAGATATTGGTTGTAATGAATGCCATTATACCTTTTAATCTTCTACCTGTTCCTGAAGCACCTGAGTTTGCTGTTCCATTGATAAGAGCTTTCTCGATATCTCTACCGATAGCCTCCAATGCAACCTGTACTCTGAATGCATATTCGTCTTCCATTCCTGCTGGATCTATTGCCTGTTGGGTATTAGATACCTGGAATAGTTTTCTGAATATCTGAGTGTAGTTAGATAATCTACTTGGAGCAGTTAATGTCCCGTAAGAGTATGATGCACCTTCAACTTGTGCGTTTACCGCAGCAGCGTCATGCTCGTATGTACTCCACTCGTGTAGTGTGTTCTTTGCACTTACTTTTCTCAATCTTGAGAAAGCAGGTGTACTCATGTCACCAATTTTTGTTAATACATCTGTCAAATCTTCATGATTTGTCTTAGTATCGTATGTCTGATATACAGCCATTGTAATAATTACTTAATTTAAAGCATCCTCATTAACACGCCACAAACAATTATGCTTTTATAGAATGCGAACACGATTTGTTACGCTTTAGGCATTCCTGCGTGTTTTTTAAGGAATTGTGTAAAATCCCTGGTTTTTGCAGCAGCTTCAAGTTCTGAACTTCTAGTGTCATCCACCTGATTCATTCCCCCTACCTGCTTCTCAGAATACGCAGTGCTTCTCTGTGCTTTGGCTTTTGCCTCTGCTATCTCGTCTATGAACTTCAACTTATAAGCTGTCTCGGGGTCAGATATGTACTGTCCCTTAGCAGCAAGCTGGTCCATAAACTCTGCAACCTCACGAGCCACAAACTTAGGCATTCCGTCTTTACCGTCATGCTTACCTTCTAATCTGTTCATCTCGGAGATAAACAGGTTCTGAGCCTTCTCCTCTTGGAGTGCTCTCTCTTGCTCCTCTTTAGTAATGAACCCCATTTTGCGTAAAGCCTCCTTGGCTTGTGCGAGTTGTTGCTCTTGCAACCTCTCGTCAGGGGTCATACTAGCTACTCGTTGTGCCTCTTCCTGTTGCTTTTTGAGTTCTGCTAATTCTGCTTCGTACTTCTTTGCCTTCTCGTTTACCTCTTGGAATCTATCGTATGGGATAGATTTAGATTCAACGGGAGCCTGAGTACCCTGTGTCTCTTCTGGTGTATTTAGCGTCTCACCTGACGAAGTGTCAGAAGTATCTACAGTTGCTTGTTCTACTGGTGCTGACTCAGTAACGGGAGCATCCGTTGGTGTTACAGCAATAGAGTTTGTATCCTCCATAAACTTACCCACATTTTAACGTCTTAAGTGACGAACGGGTTAAAACAATTTATATATTTCTGTTCCCTCGGACAGGGTATGCCCTAGGATTCGCACCTGATATATTCGTATGGGTAATTACCCCAATATCTGACATACCCTCTACGAGAGAACAGATGTAAAGAGCTAAAGTGAATCTCTCCACTATGCAATGGGCCGAGGATGGACCCACTGCATACTAAAGATATTCCTTATTTAATTATACACTAAACAGGCATACCCTCTGGCATACCTGCCTCTGCCGACATTCCTCCTGGTATCTCTCCCATCTCAGGTGGCATCTGAGGTAACATCTCCTCATCAATTCTCTGCTGTTCCTCTTCTGCGTCAATATCTAAGTTTTCTAATAATGTCTTCCTACTTACATCTCCACCTGCTCTTAGAGTCATTAGTATATCTCTTTTACCTTCCTTTGTATGTGCTACTCCACTTGTTATTCTTACTTTAACCTCTGGATTACTTGGTAATTGTATCGTCTTCATTAATCTCTCTACATCTTCTTGTGCCTCCCCTCCTACTACAGACCAGTAATCTCCCTCACTAGTTCTAAATGGTTTACTGAGTAACTGATACTTATACCCCATTTTTAATATATCCTCTCCAAGTCTTGCTAAGGTGTTGGATAGGTTATTTACAAGGTCATATAACTGGTTAAAGTTAGACGCTATCAATGTCTCAATAGCAATACCACTCTTAATTCCTGTTGGTGTTACTCCCATGAATGCCTCGTTAGCAGCTCCTATTGTCTGTAAGTAAACATTAAGACTTGATAATTGTTTGTCTACATCACTACCCATTGGTGGTGTTGGTAAGAACTCTGGCTTGAATCCTTGTTTATACTGTATCTTCTCACCGTTCTGGTTTGTTACACTCTTTATTCCTGCACCCTTTGGTACTAATAACCTTCCCTTATTAATCAATATATTGTACTCAAGCCTACTTGTCTCAAGATAGTTGATAGCCTTATTAAGTGGAACAATGTTCTTAACCCATCCTTCTCCATAAATAGTTCCTATGTTTATATCAGGTTGGTATATCTCAAATGGAAGTTTGTCAAAGTCTGTTAGTTCGTTCCTTAAAATCTCGTTGTTAGCTGTTGTAATTACTCTTATTCCATCTTCAGTAACACACCAAGTCTCGTGTAAGATAATATTCTTACCACTATTGGCTACATTATTCTCATTGTTAAGTATAAGATTCTTATAATCACTCTCAGATAAGTTACTTGTAGTAGATAGATTCTCTACAACCTTCTTGTCATAGTTAGGGTTCTTTACAATCAACTCGTAAGGCTTACTTGTAACTTTAACCACATATCTAGCATCTTCTATTCCTGTACAATACGGGTCAATATAAGTATCAAATGGGTCTAGTACCTCTATCCAGACATTACCCTCTCCATTGTCTGCTCTGTCGTCATATCCATACTGGTAAATACCAAGTCCATAAAGTAATCCATAAAGCAACGCCTTGTTAGTCTTGTCTTCTAATCCTAGTTTGTCATACTGGAAGGCAAGATATTCTCCTAATATTCTACTTGTGTCTGCATCTAATTGACCATAAGGTAAGGCATCTACATCCCAAGTTGGCTGTGTCTTAATTACAGCATTCCTAATTGCTCTACATACCATATAGGTATGATTTACATAGAATGTTAGGGGGTTACGATTATCTTTAACAAATGTACCTGTTACTCTGTCATACTTGAGATTCTGATAGCCTTTGTAGTACATATAGTTTACAAACCATTGTAGCTCTACATTGGTACCTCTCCAGTTGCGACTCTCTTCAAACTTCTCTTTAGTGTACTGAAGCCAGTATTGTGTGTCATACTTGCTCTTCCTCTTTTTATCATCCTCGTACATTGTCTTTTGTGCCATGTGTCTGTAGACTAGATTATGTACTCCTCGTTTATTTATCAAACTTTATGTTTTTATCAATGGCTTCCTGAATAACACTGTCTATATTCTCTAATTCTACTAAGTTGCTATCTTGCTCTATCTCCTCTTCTTCTGGCTTCTCTCCAAAAGCACTGTATTGTGGTAAATCCTTAGCTTTAAGTAATTTTTGAAGTTCAACTCTCTCTTTAGAAGTTGTTATTATATATAG